GCCAGATAGGACCGTTGGGGCCCTATCTATAGGCATTTAACAGTGCCTACCTACCCTTTGCAGGGCAGTGCTCTCGGGCGGCCTCTCTCCTTCAGTTTCCTGAAGTGAGGGGGTCTCGCATGGGAGTGCTTTCTGTAAGTGAGCTTTCCAATGTATATTGGAGACACTCGGGGTGATACCCTTTTACCTGCCGTCCCTTTCGGGGAACAGCGGAGGGGGCTTCATCTTGTCCATTGCTATAGTTAAGTGCTAGTTTTACCTATGCATTTAGCTTAATTTCTAGTCAGCGGAGCTGTCAACTACCTTCCATAAAGGGGTAGTCGGTGACTGTATGGCGGAACCGTAGAAGAGGGATATTGAAATCCTCTTTCCTAAACCGTAAGGTCTGGTTGGTCCGTTCAGGTGAGCCACTGGCTAGGGGTCGCTTAACCCAGAAAGCCGGAAAACTAATAATGAAAATAATTAAATCTTTCAATACTAGCGTACCGGGGATCCAGGAGAAGCTATCGATGCCGAGAATGAAGTCTCTGGTTAATCTAGCTAGACGTGAAAATCTAGTTAGGGTTCTACGTTCCTATAGTTGGAAAATAATTTCCATTCTATCTGAGCGTAGAATCAAGGATTTCAACCAAGTGAATCTCTACTACAATTTTGGACGTTATGTCTACGTTTTGTCACGTAGGCATGGCGCCCTCTATGTAGTTAAATACTTGAAAGCTTGTTCGCTCGCTGTTCAGCGTGCAGTGGCAGGGTCTCCAATGTCCTCTTTAAGGGAGTTGGAGCCTGATTTAGCCTTACCGCGTCTGGCCTCTTGTGGACTTCCGGTTATTATCGGAACCCGAGACAGACGTGCCATTTTGGCAGGATCAAGGAAAGCTATATCTCTTTATTTGTCGTTATTCGGATTATACCGTCTAATCGATGCGCCTGTTAAGGCCAAATTGGGAACTATAGTGGATCCTTTTTCCGGGGATCCTATCTTTTTGGATGTGTTGGGTCGCTGGTTCGGAATGAATTCCGGGCAGCTACTGCAGCCATTTAATAAAGCGTGGGATCTAAAGGTGTTTAAGCTGAGGTTGATTACTAAGTCCTCACCTTCTAATACTATTAGTTGGAAAGGGTTAGTAACTGACTTGGCTCCATTGCTTGCTGGTCCTCTTCGCGTACATGTTGAACGTTATTTACGTATCAGCGGATCCTCTCGATTCTATCAATCGATGGTCCAGGTGCTAAATGATTCTATGACATGGCCAAGGACAAGACGTGTAATACTGGATTCACACCCTCAGGGGGGAGATAACGGTTTCCGTTTGATCTCTTCCGACGGTGCTATCCTTTTAGGAGCCGATAAAGGTGTTACATGGGATGAGGCTAGACTCTTCTTGAAACAGAAGGGTCTGGTACTTGTTCCCCCGGTGAAATCCGGGGTTCGAGCCCTTAGTGCAGATACTGTCCCTATCGGTCAGCTCTCCTTTAAAAAAGAGGCTGCCGGTAAGCTCAGAGTCTTTGCTATGGTCGACGTCTGAACGCAGAGTATAATGGCTCCACTTCATGATTCGTTGTTTTCCATCTTGGGTAAACTCCCAAATGACGGAACAATGGACCAGGAAGCGTCATTTGCTCGTGCGCAGAATAAGGCGCGTGAAAGTGGATGTGCGTACGGTTATGACTTGTCAGCCGCTACGGATAGACTACCGTTAAGTATTCAGAAATGGATCCTTAGCTCCCTTTCAGGGAGCAAAGAACTTGCCGAATCATGAGGTTCTTTACTGGTGGCTCGTCCGTATCGTGTTCCAAGGAATGAGTTCGGAATCCCTGAAGGGAATCTCTCTTATTCCGTTGGACAACCAATGGGGGCTCTGTCAAGTTGGGCAATGCTTGCTATAACACATCATATGGTTATGCAGTACTGCTCAGCGAAGGCGTACCCTCAGTTGATTGGGACTAGAAAGTGGGAAGACAGGTACGAGGTGCTCGGGGATGACATTGTCATCTTTGACCCTTTACTTGCCTCTACCTACCTTCAGGTCATGGGGCTCTTGGGAGTACCAATTAATGTCTCGAAATCCGTGGTTTCAGTACCAGGCTCTCCACATAATGTGGTTGAGTTTGCGAAAAGAACTTCGGTAGACGGGCGTGATTGCTCTCCTCTGAGTTGGAAGATGTTCCATTCTCAGGATTCCTACCCTGGACAACTGGCCATTATTGACTGGCTGTCTAGACGTAGGGGTCTCTTCGGTCGTTTCTTTAATCTCGTTACCGCGAAAGCGGTGTGGGATCGACGACCTGAGAAGGATCATACCGGGATCATTAGCTTCTTCCTCTCCACTTTACTTTCGGGTAAAGGGGATTGGAGGGCTATTGTGCCTTGGTTCCTTGAAGGGGCTAAACTGTCATGAAAAGGTGATAAGTTAGTGTCTCAGGGACTTCCCGTGCGAACTATAGCGGCGTATGTCGCAGACTGGTATAAAGGAGGGACTCCGTCCATTGATCTTTTATGGTCAAGGGCGGCTGGGAAATTGGAGAATGAGTACCGTCTGGCCTTAATGGCTCAGCGGGCTCAGGTTCTGAAATCGGTTTCTCCCGATGCGGGTATCAAACTTGCATCTGCCATAGTTGCGGCAGCCGGCGGGTCTAACTCACCGGAGTTGATCAACCTAGTTGAGAAGAGCTTTAGAGCTCCAGCAATGAAAGTTGATCTTCTTCGAAGAATGGACACATCGAATTACTCGCTGGAGCAATTAATTGCTTCAGTAAGGAAATGTACTTTAGTTAAAAGTGCCTTCGATGTTCCGTTCCAGAAGAGCGAGGATAAAACCCGCTTTGAGTTGGACACTGTCCCGTTGTCAGTTTTAAGTTTCACAAAAGTTCCTGTTAAGGACCCGATGTTGAACTTTAAAGCTAACTTCGGTTCAGCCTTTAGTGTTAAAGGACCACCGGTTAACAAGCCTAAAGATCCTTTTGGATTTAACTTCTAACTCCCTGAAGGGAGGTAATAGGTTAATACCCTTAGGACATAGCTGAGACAGCTATGGTCAAGTCCTCCTACAGGTGATCCCGAAGGGTAGCCTTAGTAGGTGGGGTGGCAACGTAATTTAAAAAACCTAGATGAGGTGAGTAGAGCTTAGGCTCCGAGACTTGAATACTCAAGAATAGAGTTGGGCTCATCTCATGGACTGGTAGCAACGTCGCACAAGCGGCCGAGCCGAGGATCTTCCCGGGAGGGAGTGATCTGGGCCAGGACAGACAGGGATTATTATGCTGCTAGCAGGGCGTAGGCCCTCCAGCTGTTTCAG